CTACCCAACACGGATAACGTTAAGCGGATTCAATTTCACAGCTTCGGATAGATGCTCTTCCGATAGATGCGCATATCGCATCGTCATCGATAACGAGGCGTGCCCCAGGATGTGCTGCAACGTCACGATGTGCCCGCCGTTCATGATGAAGTGACTGGCGAACGTATGGCGCAGTACGTGGCTGGCCTGCCCCTTCGGCAGCTTGATCGAGGTCGACAGCAGCACCAGGCGGAACACGCCAAGGCAGTTCGTGAACGGCCCGTGGGTCTGCCAATGCCGGCGAATGTCGGCGGCCAATTCTTCCGAGATCGGCACCGAGCGCACACGCTTGGACTTGGTGTTAGCGAAGATCACCGTATTACCTTTCAGACGTTCCGGCGTCAGCGCCTGAGCCTCACCCCATCGAGCCCCTGTCGCGAGACAGATACGAGCGACCATCTTCGGATGTGGCGACGTGGTGCGCGCATCCAGGGCCGTAAGCAGTTCGGACACCTGATGCTTGGTCAGGTACGACAGCGGTCTTTCCTGAAGCTTGAGCGGCCGCATGCGCCCTACCGGATTCTCATAGTCAATGACGCCGAGTTGGCGCAATTCGTTGTACATGGACTTGAGGTAGCCAAGACGGTTGTTCGCGGTCTTGCCCGACATGCCATTGGCTATCTGTCGGCTACGCAACCGAGCCACTTTCGCAGGCTCCAGGGAGACAGCGACCGGGTCGCCCAGGTCCTTTGTCACCAACCGCAGAATCGCCACGCAACGATGCCCGTTGCTCAGGGTCTGGCCGTGCAGTTCATACCAGAGTTCGACCAACTCCGAGAGACGCCGACGGTCCTTCGGCTTGAGCGTCCAACTGGGGTTTTCCGCACACTTCTGACGCGCGGTGGCCTCGAATTGCTGCGCCTCCATCTTGGCCTTGAACCGCTTGCGAAAGCGCTTGCCCTTGATCGGTTCTACATCGACGAACCAACGGCCATCGGGGAGCTTGGTGATCGACATTAGACGGCATACCCCCGCCGCAGATACCGATCACACATCAGCTTGTGTATGTGCCTTTCCAGATCGCGACGAGTCCAACCCTTGGCGAGATAGTGGTCTTCGATAACGTGCCAGAACTCCAGTTTACGGGCGGACTCAATAGCCTTTTTTGCCGGGACACGCTCCCGCGCGATCAGGCTCACGAACTGGCCGAGGAACATCTCGCAGTTGCGCCCGCTGAAGCCCTTGGCGGTCTTGTAATAGCGTCGATACTCGGTGCGCTCGATCAGCGGATCGCACTCGACCTGTACGCGGGCGTCCTGACTGATCAGGCTCCAGAACGGATCGTAGACCGCCGTCCGGCTCAGCAGCTTGAAGCTTTCGCAGGCATAGTTCCACAGCCCTTGCAGGTGCGGGCAGAGGCCCTCATAGGTGCGGCAGCCGATGACCTCCCCCGAAGCCATGCGCGAGCCTTCGGAGAACTGCTGGACGATGGAGTGATGGAAGCGGAATTCGAGCCGCCAGACCGTTTCCAGGGGGTTATAGGCCGGGTCGCCATCGCCGAACGGATCCCCGTTCAGGGTGGCCCACACGCTTTCCCAATAGTCGAGCTTGTCGGTGGCCCGAGCCTGGAGGGTCTTGTTATAGATCGACAGTTGCAGGCCGTTGGCCGAGCCGAACATGTACGTCTCGCCACGCCCGTAGACCGAGGCGTTGCCGTCGAATTCGATCCGCTCGATCCCACTGATTTGTCGCACCCGACGCGAGCGACAATGCATGCGGTCCACCAGATCGCGAGGCGGTTTCCAGCCCTGCACGTCCAGGGCGATATGCACAGCGGCTTGGTTGGTTTCGCAGTGACTCAGCACGGCAGCGGCCAAATCATCCAGCACGCCCTGGAGGATGCGCGGATCGGCGCCATCGAGGGCGTGAGGCGATACCTCGATCTTGAGGTGCGAGCCAATGGTGTCGACCTTGATGTTGTGGTTCTTGATCAGCAGGATCAGGCCCATTTCAGCGTTCTGCAGGCGGTACTGATAGCCGGAGTCGCGACCGATGCGGCCCTTGGACCATTCGTAGCCGGCGAGCTCGACCACATCCACCGAGAGGTCAAACAGCGCCATCACTTCCGGGCGCAACTTGCCGTTGTACAACTGCCGCACCGTATCCACGCCGCAACGCAGAATGCGCACGCCTGACAGGTCGGTGAATTGAGCCGTGGTGTCGTCGAAGAACAACCGCCCTTTCGGGCTTTCCAAGACCTGACCGTCCGACTCGATACTGACGCGAATTTGATGGCTGATTTTCTTCATCTTTAACGATCCAAATTGGTACGAATTGAAACCGCAATAGGTGGCTTATCTGACGTGTTACAGGGGCGTCAGCCGGCCCCGCCGTGGCGCTTGCTCACTCCGAGACGAGCCGTTCGCGCGCGCCCCGGCCAGGCCGGCTACAGCGGCCATACCGGCCCCGTCGGCGTCACCGCCACCGCGAAGAAAAAGCCCGCCAGATAGGCCAGGAACGCCAGCCCCAGTGCGGCGAAATAGCTTGTCCAGTTCATCGGCTCCCCCTCAGTTGATCGAGCGCGGCAAGCGGCTGGTGTCAGGAACCACCGTCACCCGCACGGCGGCGCCGTTCGCGGCGGCGGGCGGTACGTTCGGCGCGGCGGTCTGAGCCGGCGGCGCATTGCCCAAGGCGCTACGCCCGGCGCAGGCGGCATAGCCGGACCAACCGCCCTTGAAGCTCAGTTCCGCGGCGCAGTTGCCCCGCGGCACCACGGCATAGCCGGTGTCGGTCAGGTCGCGATCGGTAAGAGTGAATTCGCTGCCGTCCTGGCCCCGGACGGCGAACAGATAGGTACGGCGCCCGGAGGCGGACAGCAGGGTCGCCTTGACGATGAAGTCGCGGCCGGCGAAGGGATGGCCTACAGGAGCAGCACCCGGAACGCCTGGGTGCCCAGGTACATCATCAGCAGCATCAGGACCAGCCGCACCAGTAGCACGCGCAGCACCCACAGCAGGACCGGCTTGAGCAGGCGCAGCAGTTCCAGCAGCAGGCGGCGATACAGGGTCGCCCATGAGCAAACGAGGTCCGCCGTCATAAACCACAGACCCAATAGCAAGGGCCGGAATTGCCATGAATAGAAGAATCTTAGGTTGTCTAAAAAGGCTCTTGCCGGCGATGGTGTCGGTGACGGAGCCGGTGGCTGTCGATTCATAGAGAGCGAAGGTCTCCTGGCGGATTTTCTTGATCTCGACGATCACGTCGCGGGCCGGCGGTTTGTTGTCCTGCGCCGAGTGCTGGCTTTCCTTGTAGCGGCCCCGAATGCCGATGACGGCGAGGTTGGAGTGCAGATAGGCCTTTTCCGCCGTCATGCGGATATCGTCGCGGATATAGGCGATGTTCGGCGTGGTGAGGATGATGTCCCAGTTGAAATGCCGGTGCCGGGTCCAGGCATCCAGCCAGCCCATGGGCCGCCCGGCTGCCTTGGCCGCTTCCGGGCCGTCCGGGAAGTCGAAGCGCTTGAGGTCGGCTTCGCGCCAGGACTTCAAAAAGATCAGTTGGGTTTCGTCGAAAATGATGAACGCGCCACGCGGCGCCCACATGAACCAGGTGCGCATCTTTTCCATATCATCCAGGTCCTCGAGGTCGAGGTTGATGACGTCGCAGCTGGAGGGCGTCTCCGGCATCACCTGGAAGATCCGTTCGCGGGTCAGGCCGCGCACGTTGGTGATGATGACGCGGCCCTTCTTGATCGCGGGGATCAGGTCATCTTGGATCGCGCCGGAGGTCTTGTAGGAGCCGTTCGGGCCGTGATGAATCTTGATCGCCATATCACTTACCTATGAAGGGGATGAAGGACATGGAGAAGCGCGTGCCGATGGCGGCGAAGATCATGTTCACCGCGTCCGGCAGGCCGAAGAACGCCAGCAGCGAGCGCAGGTCGCCGTCCAGGGACGAGTAATAGGACGTGATGGTCGAGCCGATACCGATGCCGCCGACGACTTCGCGGAACGCCTTGTAGCCGATTTCCGCGACGAACAATTGCATCTCGAACCAACCCTTGATGGCCATCTTGGTCAGCAGGACAAAGGCGTCGGTGACGAAGTCATAGACGCCGCTGTAGAGGAAGTCCCAGAGGGATTGCATCCAGGCGAGAATGTCGGAGAGAAAGGGAATGTCCATGGCGTTTCCTCAGGAGCGATAGAAAACGATCCATCCGGCCAGGATCGCGGCGATGAACAGCACCACGTAGCGGATGACGGAGAGTTCTTGGGCGTACTGGGTGAGGCAGACGTCGTAGCGCTGGCCGAGGGCGGTAAAGTCCCAACACGGCAGGGAGCCGCCGCCGGTGCCCAGGTGAATATCGAACTTGGAAGCGAGGACGCTTTCGAACTTGCCTTGCAGTTCCTGGAAGTCCTTTTGCGCCTTGGCGATGGCGTCGTCGTATTCCTTGATGGTCTTGTCGAAGGAGCCTTGCTTCGGCTCTTTCAGGCCTCCCCCGCCGGAGCCGTCGCCGCCATCGCCACCGGTCCCGCCGCTGGAGCCGGTCCCGTCGCCATCGCCGCCGCTACTGCCGTCACCGCCGGGCGTGGTGCCGCAGTCACTGCCAACATGGCCCTGACAGGGGTTGTTACCGCCACCGCCCCCACCGCCGCCGCCACCACTGGAGCCGTCATCGCCACCGCCGTTACCGGGCTTGGTGCCGCCATCGCTTCCACCGTCGCCGCCGGGCGGGTTGCTGCCGCCGTCGCCCCCGGTGCCGCCGTCCCCACCCGGAGGCGGACCGTCGCCCGGGCCCACGTCGCAGCCGAAGGCACAGGAGCCATTGGAGGTGAACCAGTTACCGGTGAACGAGCCGATGACCTTGCAGTACGTCGCGCCGGCTTGACCCTCAGCGGGACCGATACAACCGTCAATCGCACTGACGGCAATCTCACAGCCGAGGTAGTTGATGAAGCGGGAGATCGGCGCTTGATGGGATTTTTCATAGAGCGAGCCGGCCAGGATTTCGCACTTGTTTTCCTTGCACTCGCCGGTCTCTTTATTGAAGTCCGTGCCTTCCGGGCAACTGTCGCCGGTCAAGATGGCAGCCGACGTTTCCCAAGTGATTCCACCAGTACCCGAAACACTGCACTGAACTTCCTTGTAGCTCAGTTTGTTGATTTTCTTTAGCCAGTTGGTCGACGTGTTATCGAAGTAGTACTGGCACGCCGCCGTATAGGATGGAAAGAAGGCCGTGGGCTCTCCGGGGATGGAAATCTTCCATTGGTAGAAGTCCGCGTGGGCCGCCGATGCGAGCACCAGGGCGAAAATAAGTAGTACGAAGCGAGGCATAAAAAAGGGGCCTTTCGGCCCCTCCTCCTGTCACTGATACTGGCCGATTTTCAATCCCGTCAGCAGCGCGGACGCCATGAATGCGCCCAGCATCAGGGACCAGATCACGTCAGGCCTTGCGCATCGCGCCGATGACCAGGGCGAGGCCGACCAGCACCGCCACGGCGGCGATCACCAGCTTGGCCACGGACCCGCCATCAGTGCTGGCTTGCGCCAGAACCCCCTTGGTGGTTTCGTCGAGCAGCGATTCGGCGAAGGAGACGTTGGCCACGGCCAGGCCGACGGTGGCGATGGAAGCGTTGCGGAACAGGGTTTTCATTTTTTCCATGATTGGAACCTCATTAATTGCGCGCTTTGCGCATGGCGGAAATGATCAAGCCAGCCCCCAAACCAACGGCGAACAGCCCGATGGTCCCGGCGAAGCCGAGGCGGAAGGCCGACGGGTCGAAACCACCCATCAGCAGGGTCAAATAGCCCTCTGCCTCAGGCGGCAGCAGGTAGGTCTGTATCCACTCAAGGTGCGTACAGCCAACCGTGCCGTCCGCGTTCTGGACCCAGGTCTTGCACACTTGAACCGATACAGAGCCTTCCATTCGTACAGTCCTCAAACAGTCAGGGAGGCCGCTAGGCCGTCGATCCAGCCCCAGGCGTAGCCGGTGGCCAGACCTACCGCGAACAGCGAGAGATAGCGGAGCATCGCGGCCTCCTACGGCTTACGCCTTGGCGTCCGGGGACTTGTCTTGTTTGTCCTGGCCCTGCGGCTGCTGGGCCGGGCGCGGGGCTTGGGCCTGCGCTTGCGCTTGCGCTTGCGGGCGGGCCGGGGCTGGGGCGGTCGGCGCCATCGGCTTGCCGCCCACGGCCAGCAGATCCACAAGGACCTGGGTATTGGTGATCCGACCGAATCGGTCTTGGGTCGGGCGGACCACGCTGGCGAACTTGCAGAGCACCGGCTGGCCTTCGAAGACGATGGCGTCCAGCAGGGTCGGCTCGATGTTGTATTCGCTGATCTCGAAGCCCTTGGCGTTGCCACGGGCACCTTCCGGGATCGGGGCGATGGACTGGACCGAGGCGTAGATTTCCCCGGTCTTGGTCGAGGTATAGGTGTCGGTCTTGGTGACCCACAGTTCGACGACGCCGCCTTGGGTTGCAAACATGTTCATCGGTGTTTCTCCTTCAATTCGCCTTTTTCGGCGTGAGTTGTCCCGCTGCTGCAAATTCGGCTGTTTCGCCTTCATTCAGCGGTGTTGGGTGAAAGTGATTTGTCGGGCGATCCCTTCGGACCGGGCTCTATTCGCTAGCGAACCAAGCCAACCACGGGTGTTCGTCTCAGCCCATCCGGGTAACGATCCCTATCGCAACGTCGTCTCCGACGGCCAAGGGGAACGCTTCCCCTTGGAACCCGCAGAGCAACACCAAGGGCTCTGCCCTTGTCATCCCGCTCTTGCCGCCGAGGGCTCGGGAGCGCGGGGCGGAGAAGCTGCCCCACACTCCCCAGCGGAGGCTGTTTCAAGGGGGAGGCGTTCAAGGGTGCGCTGCGCCCGTGCTTCCGTTCGCCGGAACGGTAAAGCTGTTCCGACGAGCCGGGAGCGCGGCCCTTGACCGGATCGGCCACGGTGCGGGCGGCCTGGATCAGGCAGAACAGGAGCAGCGCTTTCAGGGTCTTAGCGAGCATGGTTCAGCCCTCCAGTTGGAATGCTTCGCGTACGGGCACGAAGGGCGTGGGTTTCCCGCTGTCGTACACAACGTGCCAGTACTTCGGCGGACGCCGGGACGGGTCGTGTTTCGCGCAGAAGGAACGGGGACGGCAGAGCCAGCGGCCATCTTCCAGATAGGGCAGCCCAGGGGGCCGGCAGTCCGGACACGGCGACGGGCTGTGCAATGGGATGGCCTGCCTTGCGGACCAGCACACAGAGCAGGCGCAGTCCGGGGCGTGGGTTTGGCGTAGGTAGTTGCCCTGGTTCATCAGTAGCTCCCTCCCCTTCGAAGCTCTGCTGAATACGGAGAACCAGTTCAGCGTTCAGGGAGCGCAACGAGGCTTTCGCAGCCTGTTCAACCCGAGCGCGAAGGGCTAGAGGCATACGGAGCTTGAATTGCGGATCAGTGCGGCTCATGCCGTCCATTCCTGTTCCAACAGCCAGTTGCGCAGCAGTGCGCTATTCACCATGCGCAGCTTTCCGAGCTTCACGGACGGCAGCACGCCCCGGTAAACCCAGGCACGGGCAGTGCCGTAACTAATGCCGTTACGCTCCGCCCACCGTTCGATGGACTCCACATCCTGTTGCGGCCCTATCAGGGCGCTGGGGTTAAGCTCTTCCAGTTCCATGCTCGTTCCGTCACTATTCGTTGCAACAGCACCGCAGGGGCAAATCTACGGTGTAATTATTGAACTCAGACGGAGTCTATCAGTTCAGATTTAGAGTTCAAATATTGAACTGATAATTTTATAGATCAATATGGAATCAATTCAGGATAGAGCTATAGCTTTGATTTATAAGGCGGGGCTTGACGAACTGGTAAGGCAATCTGATATCTCTTGGAGCAGGTGGAAGAATCTGCGCCACCGGAAAGCTCGCATCAGTACCGAGGAGGTTGAGGTACTGGTAAAGCTGTTCCCTAGCTATGCGCTATGGATCGCCAGCGGACAAGTCGCTCCGGAAGCAGGACAAACAAGCCCCGACTATGACGAAGCCAATCGAAACTTGCCCAATCAAAACGCGGGATAGCGATCACTAGAAAAGTAGCACTACGATGGTACGCCCTACGGACAGAAGGCAAGAAATGAAAGCAGACAGGGACGATGCGCCGGAATACGTGAGGAGAAAGCGGGGCCAGAGCTTTGGTAAGTGGACGCTTGCAATTGCTCTAGGGCTAGGGCTTTCAGGACTGGCTTTGCACATGGCAGGAAACAAACTCTCTTTCCTTCCAAAACCACAACCCGGCCAACCCTCTAATCTTGAGAAACTTTCTCACACCCCTAACGATAACACTCCCCAAAACCAGCCCCAAAAGACATCAGAAGAACTTTTTTGGGAAAATGTTAATGCACGCAATCATCAACAGAGCCAGCCTAAGCAAACTATTTATAACGATAGTAATTACAGGCCGCAAAAACCGGCCAATACCTACACACCGCCAGCATCCCATCGAGTAGTGTCTGCGCCTCAGCAAACACAGCAACGCCAAACCAATCGAGCAAACCGCGAACGAACCTCTAAGTGGATCAAAAGCTGGAATGGCGGTACAAACTACCTAGCAGAATGGCTATCCATAAACAATCACATAGATGGCTCCAGTGTTTGCGCCAATCACCGACGCGGCTCAATCGACTACCGCGAGTGTCGTAAGGCTGCCAAGCAGCACTTCCATGAGCATTGCAGAATCTGGCGTGCCCGTTACGATAATGACCGCAAAGAAAATAGTGACCGAATGAAGACGCGTTACTGCACTGCTGCGAGCAGCTTTAACCCTATGGGATAAAATATGAATTTCAAAAATGAACTACTGGAGTTTTATGAAAAAATCTACTATCACGAGGCCAATGTAAAGGCAGAAATATCGCAACGACTACAAATCCCCTCCGTAATTGTAATTTCTATAATCAGCCTTTATGGCTTTTTAATTCAGGGCATCCGAATAGACACCTTCAGCACATGGCATGTCATCTTCATTATAATTCTCACAATTAGCTTGCGCTTCTCCATAATAGCAATACTAGCCTCACTAAGAGCACTTTCCGGACATAGTTATGCTTTTCTTCCAACCAGCAATGAAATAGAAGACTACAGAGCAAAACTAACGGAAACATACAAAGAATATCCAGAACAAAGGCTAGACGAAAAATATTTTTCCGATTACCTAATAAAGAACTACAATAAATGCTCTACTCACAACACAATCGTAAATGAAAGTCGGTCAAATCTAATATACTCGGCCAACCTAAATATAGCATGGTGCATACCACTCCTTGCCCTGTTATTCTTAATTCAATCATTCACTGAAATAAATAAATCCTCAAACAAGGGAATCACAAAAGTCTCAATCGAATCACCTGTCTTAATAAAAGGGGCAGCCCCTATAGAAGTCAACGGGAAATTCCAAGAGAAAACACTACTTATAGACATTTCAGATGACATCAAGGAACTAATAAATGACAAATCCCAACCGTCCCCCCCCCGCCGCCGCCACCACCTCCGCCGGAGAGATACATTAGAGAAGATGAAAAAATGCCGGGCCTTCCTAAACCTCCACCTACTAAACCAAAGTGAGCGAATGATGAGTGATAGTCAAAAGCCAGAAGAAAAATTACCGCCACCGCCACCGCCACCGCCACCCGCCCCTGACATTCGTTTCGTGAAAAACAGCGGCGGTAAAAAGGGCTCGAAGAAATAAAATCGCCTCCCGGATAGGGAGGCTTTCACCCCCCCCCAAAAAGCATGGAATTAGCTGATGAAAAAAAACAACAATCAAGAAAGATCAACCAGCATGATCTCCCATCTTATTGTTGTCCCTTCCGATAGCAGAAGAACGGGGGAAAGTATACTCCAAGGCTTCTCAAATTTCTTATTTCCAGACTATTATCAAATACTAAGATGCCTATCCCTCTTCCCTCATGACGTCTCAGACATATATCTAAAAGAAGATGATTACGTCATCTCAAAGTCCTTAGGAAGCCCACTAAACATAAATCTCCTAAGAGCCGATCTTTTAGAAGAATACCTTTCTTACGTCGACAAAAAATTACTAGTAATATGGAGCAGCTCTAAAACAGTCAAAACCACCTCAAAGGTTATACTTGACCTTAGCCCAAGCCTTCCCCACATATCCACATCCAAAACACAAAATACCATTCATATAGACGAGCTAACCACTGCCAAAAAACATGAAATAGTGGCAGAGCTATTATTAGATGCCGGAAGAGAAGATAAAGACCTAGAAACCTTCAGAGATATCCTCGAGTCAAAGAAATACACTCAGAAATCAATGTCTTCAATCGAGGTTAAACTCCACAATTGCACGACCCCATTAATCGATATACTCCTCAATTACGGATTAGATTTAAAAATATCCGGAATCCCCCCGTCAAAATCCATAACCCCGCACATCTCCGCAATGGTTCAGCTTTCAGAAGTTATTGATGGACTACGTCCACCTAGCCTTTTAGACATCCCCCACAGGAAGAACGACGCAATAGTTCACTGCCCTGCGATCTACACCTTCTTATATAACATGAACGGCCAAATATGGAAAAAACTTACAAAAAAAATTAACCAATCACGAAGAGACTTCCTTGAGAACTCGATAATAAAGAACAAAGGGTACGGAAATAGCACCAGCCCTAGAAGATTACAACTATTCAACCCCTATCATGACAAAATAATTGCCCCAATACTTCGCGAAAAGCAAGAGGAGTTACTTTTATATACTGCAACAATTGCAGTAGTAGCCTCAAACCAGTTTATTCCTGCTTTCCGTCTACCAAACTCCGCCATGTTAAACCACGACCTCCTGCGAGAAATAGGAAAAATTTTACAGTCAAACAACCCAGATTGGAGAAGCCAACTAAACTTAAAAATGTCAGAATACTGTAAAAGACTCGAAGCCGAAATACCAAAAGAGCTAACATCTAAAATATTTAACAACAGGGAGAAGATACTAGCTGCTTGTGACCTTCCTATAGAATGGCTCCCTATAGGACAGCTCCCAGCTATGTACCGATTCGAACTATCACGAGTACCGGTTACACCTGGAAATGTAATGAATCAGGTACTATTATCTCAACCAAAAATCATCCTACCGTATTCTTCTTTAACTGACATTCTAATCATCAGATCCTTCGACAAGGACGACCCACTTAGGAACCATATCGATGAAATCATTACCATCGGAAAATTATCACAAAAGACAAAAGGCCTCAACATTACAATAGTAGATATAGAGTCTAGGGATGACCTCATAAAATCATTAAACTCATTCAAAGGGGCAATGGTAATATTTGATTGCCACGGAGGGCACGGAGGAGAAAAGCAGCCAGCATGGTTAAACATTGGCGGCAAAAACCTTGATTTATGGCACCTATACCGGGAAGCACGCATCCCCAGGATAGTTGTGCTCGCAGCATGTAGCACCCATCCCATAGACGGGTCGCATGGCTCCGTAGCGAATGGCTTTTTAGAATCCGGCGCCTACAGTGTGCTAGGAACCTTCGCCCCGATAGACTCAAAACATAGCTCTATCTTTATTCTCCGCCTCCTACATAGAATTTCGGCTTACATGCCAATAATCTTGAAGCTACGCCACATTACTTGGCGCGAGGTAATAACCGGACTACTGCGAATGTCCTATGCCCGAGATGTACTTGATGACTTGTTAAGGCAAAAAATATTAACCCAATCAAAATACGAGGAAATTCATATCATTGCCAACGAACTAATAAATCTTCGCGAGGACAAACAATGGTTCGAAAAATTCAGAAAAATCATACAGCTTGAATTAGAAGCATCAGATGAATATTTGAGAAAACTTTGGGACGAACGATTCAGCTTTGTAGAATCAATGTTATTTGTTCAATTAGGCCGCCCAGAAAACCTAACTATAACTCAGTAGACGCCGGCCACTTCTTCAAAAGTTATAGACCTGCGCCCCTGACGTCCAGACGTAACTGCGCCTAATCGGCTGCATATAAAGCTGTCGAAAAAATGTCGAAATCAATGGCACGAAAGGCTACGGAGTGAGCCCCCTAAACAGCGAAAGCAGTAGCTTTGAAACGCGTTGGAACGCTTCAAAACCCTATTTTAGAGGGTTCGATTCCCTTCGCCCGCTCCAGATCCCAATGCAAAGGCCCCTGACACCAACCAGTGCCAGGGGCTTTCTGTTTTCAGGCTTTACCGCGTAAAGCCCGGGAAAGATCGGAAGCGCCCCATGGATTTCGGTGGAGGCGCAGCCGGAAGGTTCCTCTTCCTTACATCATCAGCGAGTAGGCCCGTTCCAACTGGTCCAGATCGATATCCAGAGGCAGCGGCAGGGGCGCTTCGCCGATGTGCTGCTCGCTGGCGAACTTTCCCTCGGCCAACACACGTGCCGGGTCGTTGAGGGCGAGGAAGTCACCCCCGTCGTATTCCCAGAAGTTCAGCGGGGAGCGGCCGGAGTAGGTTTCGTTCCAGCAGGCGACATACGAACGTTCGCCCAGGACTTTCGGACGGCAGGAAACGTAGGGTTCCAGATAGACCTCATGGGTGAGGTACAGGAAGGTGAGGTCATCCACGCGATAGGCCGGCGCTTCGCTGACCTCCTGGGGCTCCTCGTCCAGTTGCGCTTCGGGGTTCGCTCCCGGAACGACCGCTGCGACAGCGGAAAACCCATCCGCCCCCCCAGGCTCTCCCATGGCCATGCCTCCGCCGATGAACAGGGAAGCAACCACGACCAATAACTTCAACACGACGCGTCCTCGCCTGAAAATCGCGGAGATTACGCCGCCAACTTTTCAGGTATGCGATCAGGGTGGCCCGCAACCTTCCGCCCCGCCGCCCGATATCGGGCAATTCCTACACGACGGAAGACGCATCCACCTGGGCCCGCACCCGGCTCGTCTTCTCGCTCAGCGCTCTTTCACGGTGTTCCGCAGCGAATTAGTAATTATCTGTAGGAATAACTCCTCAACAGCCTCGTATCACTTCCGCTCGAGCCGAATCTCGACCAGCTTGCCATCGATGAAGCGCAAGTGTCGGTAGACGCCTCCACTGGGGCCATACACCCAGAATTCGGTGCGTGCGGCATTCAACTTGGGCACGCCGTTGTTGCGCAGGGCAGGCTCGTTGACGATCCTGCTCAGCGGTTGCCCGCACCTTTCCAGGACTTGCTCGACGCTGTCGCCCTCGTCCACCAGATGCGTGCCGCATCTCATCGAGGCGACGGCAGGAATTGCCAACGAAGACATGAACAGCATCAGCGCCGTGCGAAACATGGATACCCCCGCCTCCCCCGATAATGAAAGCGCGGACCGCCGCGGGGCGAGGCGAACTCCCTCACAAAGGCGCAAGCGTCGCACAGCGGCATGGCGACGCAGGCAGTTCCTTGCCGTCGCTTCGCCAGCTTCGTTAGACTGCCGCATCGCAGCACGCTTTCGTGGCTGCGCCCTCCCCGATCCGAGGCTTGCATGTTGGAGATAGTAGTCATCCGATAACCGCCACTTCGTCATCCCGCACGAGGTGTCGCCGGTTATCTGCCTTCGCCATGGCTCGCACGCGCCTTTTCGCGCAGTGCGGCCGCGTTGTCACACCGATGATTACAGGTTCTACCGACATGAACGTTTCCAAGCCGGAACAACGGACGCTTCACGCCTTGGCCCAGGGCGGCCATATCGCCTTCCTTCGCGACGCTTCGGGCAAGATCACCCGCGTCGAGTGCTACAACCGCGACGGCCACCTGCTGCTCGACTGCACCCTGGCGGTGTTCTCCAGGCTGAAGAACAAGGGCCTGGTCCACTCCCGCCAGGGCAGGCCCTACCGGATATCCATGGCCGGGCTGAAAGCCGTGCGCCCGCAGGCGGACAATCGCTGA